CCTCGCCCCCGGTGACGAGGTCCGCCTCGGCGGTCTCCGGATCGGCGAGCTCGGCGTTGCGCGCAAGAATCTCCTCCAACCGCGCCCGATGTTCGGCGGAGGCCACGAGGACCTGGAGGACCTATAGAACCATCTTCTCCATCATCACCGGGCATACCTATTCCTGGAAGGCCATCTGCACCTATTACACCGGGAGTACTGCTTGATCCAGTTCCAATGAGAGCTTTAAGTTCCTTAACAGCTTCCCAAATTGAATCAAAATTATCATCAATATCTTGGGCTACTTGAGGCTGTGTAAGGTCACGAATCGCATGGGGCTTAATAAATCGAGCCATTAACGCCTACCGACCTCATGAAAGGGAATTTCATATCCATAAATAGTGACAGATTTCTCATTTTCAGCATTTTGGAAGCGCAATTTAGCAAGACGCCCATAGCCTAATCGACCTAATCGATGTCTATCACTTGTTAGATCAACTGAAAATGCTGTTCCGGCAGAAGCATCTAAATCTCCTACATAAGGAGTAACGGTGAGAGTACCTGCGGATTCTTCTTTGGTAAGAACAGCGAGTTCACCCCAATAATGTTCAATATCTGGAGCATTACCACTGTGAAACTTTGTAATAACATCCATGTCAATAGCAGTTGTGCCATCAGTTGCTGTGGATTGGTTCTGCCTCCAAAGGAACCCAGAGGATGATCCTATAACAGGTGTAGAGAATCCATTAGTATCGTCCATTGCTCCTGCACAGGTTGGTGTAAAGGCCCCTGTTTTGTGTGGACCAAACCATTCACCCTGCTTGATATCATATTCGACCCATCGATCTATGGAAGATGAACCGGCTGCAGGAAGGTGAAGTTCGATCTTGTCATACAGCTGATTATACTTAGCAAAGGCAGATGTAAAGTAGGCCCTATTGAAATAATCATCTGTGGTAAACCAAGGTTGTACCTTTTCTCGTGAGAGCTTCTTGACACCACCCGTGCCGTATTCATAGAAACCATCTTCACCAAGGAAGTAACAGATGTCTCTTATGACTACGACAGAATCCTGTGAGACACATCCAATACCGTCTGCAATGAGAATCTGTTCAAAGTCGGAAGGATCATTGCCTATGAGTTTCCAGAGTTTACGACGCTTTGCTATGACAAGTTCGTCACGACGAGCCATAAATGCTGTTACACCATATTCATCTTCGCCTTCAGGTTTAACGGTGAATTTATATGAAGCAGGCCAGCTATAAATTTCTCTATTTCCACTTACCCATACATCATCAGGATCATCAGCGGGTGAAGCAAATAATCGGTCTTTCCATGTTGTAATGAGACGAAATCGGTCTGTTGTGTCAGTACCTGGAGGATTACCCTTACTATTACCAGCTTCAAGAAGAGCTAGATCATAATCAGAAGTATTTAGTGTAGCTGTTGTAGTGGTGTTGTCATTGATACGAGTTACTTCAAACCATGTCGTACCACCATTGGTTGTTTGATAAATGATACGACAATTTACACCAGAAGTTGCTGATACTGTAACACCACTTAATGCGACTTGATTGTTAGAAACAGTGAGAGGTCCTGTGGTAGGAGCCATTGGGCTTTCTGTAAGTACAGTTGTTCCAGATGTAATGGCGTAAGTATAAGCAAATCGATAGGTACCCTTGAGAACACCTGCACCACTTGCGACAGCCGTTGCAGCTGCTGTAGGACCTGTAATACATAATACTCGGGTAGAAAGATCAGATGGATTAATGGCAATATTTACAGATGTCGCATTGACTACGACAATTGAACTGGAGAGAATGGCGAATCGTGCAGGACGTGTATCTACTAATGTTACTCCTGCAGGAAGAGTAATATTAGTTAGGGCCCCAGCTACAGAGGCCTTTTGAAGAGACGTACCAGCATGTAAAAGATAAAATGACATTTATGGACTACTCATATGACTAGTATTAGCTGTATAACCAACAGCAGCAAATGTATTAATAGATTCTCCCCATGCGACCTTATCATATGTATTTGCTGTCGGAGTAGATTGTAGAGTCCAATTTATGCCATCAGGTGAGGTCATAGCTCGACTTGTTCCAGTTGCAGATACTGCCACAAAAAATCCATTTGCTTCTACAATTCCACCCCAACTTTGAACTGCAGCCGGAGTACGAGAGGTCCAATTTATTCCATCAGGTGAGGTCATTACTCGTGTTGCAGCTCCTCCAGTATCTGCATTAGCCACAACAGCAAATAATCCTCTTTCTGGTGACCATGTAATATCTTGCCAAGAACTATTATTATTTGTTGTTTGTAATGTCCAGGAAGAACCATCTGTTGATGTCATTACCTGATCAGTTGCACTTGTTGGGGCTACAGCAGCTAATAAACCTAAATCTTCAGACCATGTTAAAGCTGTCCAAGCTCTTGTTGTTGTTGCTGCTCCTCCAGCCATAGCCCAACTAGTTCCATCTGTAGAAGTCATAACTCGATTTAATGCTCCACCAGAAGATACTGCTACAAATTTATTTAAACTTGTGGCCCATACACAATCGGTAAAAGTCTGGGCAACAGGAGGAGCACCACGATCCTCCCAGGTGCTTCCATCATCTGATGTATAAATACCATCATTAGCAATTACCACAAATCTTGTTAAATCTGGTGAATATGCTAAAGCACCAAAACCATTTCCAGCTGGAATTGTTTGACTAGTCCAATTTATACCATCAGGAGAAGTCATAATTCTTCTGTTTGATCCTGAAGTCTGTTGACCAGCGGCACAAAATAAAGATAGTTCAGGTGCCCACACAATTCCTGCATAATATTGGCCAGACACACCACTTCGAGTTGTCCAAGCACTAAAATTAGGAATTACTCCTGGATCAGCAATAGGGATATTCCCAATAGCAAGGAGAGAGCCTGCCGCAGCAGTACTATTAATTTTCGCCATGCCATCTCTTTTAGAGAGAGCTAATTGATTCTTGTGAACTTTCGTGGTGGCGTTCTGAGATTGTAAAAGTTCTCCATCCTTAACCTGAACAGGTGATGCAACTCTATTAACTCCCATTTGACCTAATGTATAAACATTGAGCTTAGGCATGATATTATTTATGAAATGGGAACATTAAGAATAGCTAAGAGGGAACCTGCAGCAGCGGTAGAATTAATCTTAGACATGCCATCCCGCTTTTTTAATGAAAGATCAGCATTATCAGGTGAAACCTGGGCATTCTGACATGTAATTAATGATCCATCTGCGACATGTAAGGGACTATTAACAATGTCAATTCCTAATGAGCCTAGATTATAGACATTGAGCTTAGGCATACTATCTATATTAATCAAATACAATAACTTGAATGTTAGCTGTGACACCAAAATTAGATTCAAATGCAGCTAATGTAAATCCATTACTTGCACTAGCTGTTGTTCCAGATAAATTAGTTAAATTTAATTGGGGATTACCATGACTGTGATTAGATAAAGCTGCTGTCGTTAAATATGCACCAGATGTCTGATAATCAGTCTTAACAGTTCCAGTTAGTATTCCATTAGTTTCAAGTCCGAATGAAATTCCATTAGAATTATTGAAAGTTAAATCTGAACGTAATGCACTTAACATTCCGGCTGATAGTTTAATATTAGTTAATCCGCCGCCACCAGGAGCAGCGACACTAACTGATAAAGCATTACTAGCAATAGTCCCAGACGCATTCGTTCCAAAGAACGTAGCATTAGACTGGACAAAACTACTTGCGGGTAATGGATTAAAGATTGGCATTAAGTAAACTCCTGTATTCCAAGATTACTTGCTGCCGCACTTGCAATCGCGTTTACTGCTGCTGTATTAAAATCATATTCACCCATGTTGTATGAACCACCAGGGTATAATGTAATACCAGAATCTAATACTGCTGCAACACCAAATCCGAACGAGATACGAGCACTTGATGTATTAACTAATATTAAGCCCTTACGACTAGCATTTGATGCTACTGCTAACCCTGTCGCTACACCTACTGTAGCTGCTGTGGGGCTAGCTGGAGTTAATGCAGTTTTAGTGACATCGACTGCACCATCGACAGTGATAGTGTTCCCGCCGTCCTGAATATTAACCGCTGCCGCACCTGCCGCGTTGTCCACGGTGACGTTGTGGCCGTCCGGAAGCTGGTTCGCGGCGATAGCGGCACCAGTGGGAAGCGGAAGGC